TCTAATGATGAATCGAATACCTCATCTAATATCAATAGATTGGTGTTCACTGAATTCTTCAATCTAGCAACTGCTCTCCATGTGAATAGAAGTGCAAGGTCAATTCTCATTTTCTCCCCTTGTGAGAAGTTATCGTATTTGAATTCGTCTCTGAATCTGGACTTGATCGTCTCTTCGAATGCTTCATTCAATTCAAACCCAACATAGAACTCTAAAGATGCAAGATACTTATTGATCAACTTGTTCATAATAGGAACATACTGTTTGATGATCTTTTGTTTCACGCCTTGATCTCTCAACAACATTTGTGCAATCTCAAAGTAATGACCTTGTTCTACTTGATTCTCTTTTTTCTTATGTAAGATATCAAGCTTATCTTCATTGTCATCAATTTTGAGTTGAACATCACCATTTGATTCTGACTCTGATCTGAGCTCTTCTATCTCTTTCTGAATTTTTTGAATGAATTTTTGGTTAGATACAATTTCAGTTTGTAATATTCCAATCGACTTTTGTATGTTTTCTATTTCGTCTTGGACCTTTCTTATCTCTTCCATTCTGGTTGAAGCATCAGCGATTGTTTCTGCAATTTGTTCCATTGCATGTTGCAATTGTGATTTCTTACTATCTATTTCTTTTAGGTGGGATTTTTTATGTTCTTCATCTAAACCTTGTTTACATGTAGGACATTCATCATTCGATTCGTAAAACTCAATCTCTTTTCTTGCTTTAGCATATTTTTCGTTGAGTTTTCTCTCCAGTTCAACTGCTTGTTTGAGTCGATCTCCTTGAGGATCTTTATCCGTGATGGTGGATTTTTTCTCCACCACATTTTTTTCCTTTTCATTGATTTTCTCCATGAGGTTATTGATGTTGTTATTTGTTTCATCAACGGTGTCTTCAAACTTTTTCAGTTTTTGTTCACGGTTTTCACGGAGTGCATTCAATTGTTCATTTAGACCGTTGATTCTTTCTTCCAGAATATCGATTTCATGATTAGTTTCTTTCACTTCAGCTGTATGATTAGAAATTCTTTTCTTTAGTATATCACTCATAGTACTAAAGATTGAAATGTCTAATAAGTCTTCTACAAGTCTTCGTCTATCTCTTGCTTTCAATTGCATGAAAGGAGTAAAGTTTGCAGAACCTAAAATTGCAATTTGAGTAAATGACCTATAACTCATTTTGAGAATGTTCTTCTCTAAATGTTCCTGATAATCCCTCATGGTTGCATCTTGGTTGATCAATGTGTTGTTTAGATAGAGTTCAAATTTATTTGGTTTTGCACCACGAACTACTTTGTAGTTCTTTTTCCCTATATGAAACTCTAACTCAACTAGTAATTCTTTTTGATTTATTGAGTTTATCAATAACTCTTTTTTTAGATTACGGAAACCCTTGCCATATAAGGCAAAACAAAGGGCGTCAAGTAGTGTTGATTTACCCGCACCATTCTCTCCAAGAATAAGTGTGGTTTGATGTGTGTCTAATTGTATTTCGGTAAGTCTATTACCAGAAGATAATAGGTTTTTATACCTTATCTTTGTAAAATTTATCATAGATAACTGTGTTCGTCTAACGCTTCATGATACAATGAGCTCATCAATTCTGCAAGTGGTTTTTTCTTCCCTTGAATCTCTAAACCATCAATGTACTTAGTTAGTATTGTCAAAGTGTCTTCAACTTCTTCCATATCATCATCGTTCAACCAATCCATATGTTTGTTATCGTCTACAACTGTAACATGTAGTGGTGATGAACCATGAATCTTATCTAAGAAAGTATCGAACCAGTATGGATTCTCCTTGTTTACAACAATTATTTTTACAAACTTTCCTTCGTATTCAGAATAGTCTTTATTAGCAATAGTCTCAAAAGTTTCTTTTGTGTCATCGTAAAAGGCCTTTTCAAACATTGTCAATGGATTATGTACAGGTGTTATCTCTTGTGTTTCTGTATCAAAGATATGGAAATATTTGTTATCACCATAGTCTGACCATGTAAATTGCATTTGTGATCCTAGATATCTCACATTTGCAAACTCTGACTTATGATGGAAATGACCACTAAGAACTTTGTCAAATCTTTTGACATATGAATGATCTAGTCCATGTTGACACATCATGCCTGGTTGCATGACTGCACCTTCAAACTCAAAGTGTCCCATACACCAACTTGCATTTGCAGACATAAGAAACTCTACTGCATCAGCATAGTTTTCATTGTTGATCCAAGGTACTAGTGCTATGTTGAAGTCATCGTATTCTTTTACTTGACATTCTGAAATCACATTCACATTTGGTTGATTGTAAAGTAATAACTCTGGTGAGTTTACTTCATTGGTGTTTTTATAATATGTGTCATGGTTTCCTATAATAAGGTCCATTGTGATACCCCTTTCGTTCATAGGTTCTATGAAGTGTTTGAGGTTTGCCTTCATCGAAGCAAAGTTTATATACTTTCTTCGGTCAAAGTAATCCCCTAGATGGATGATATGTTTGATATCATGTTCATCTAAGTATGGGAAAAATATTTCATTATAGAAACGACCTTGATATTTGGCCATTTCAATCATATCACCACGAACACCGCAGTGAGTGTCATTTAGTAATGCAATTTTCATTCAGTAAATTTTTCTAATGCTGATGTTTTAGTAGTCTTTTTTGTTCTTTTGGTTTTTCTTGGTTCATATGCAACATGGTTCATGTTCTCTTGAGCCCATTCAACATTGGTGTTGATTAGAGTTGGATCATAAGAACCATCAATAGTATCGAAAGCATCTGAAAGGATACCAGAAGACTCGATAGATTTTTGTTTTATATAAACTTGTTTCTTTTCTTTTTGAATTCTTCGAAGAAATGCATAATAACATATTTGAGTAATGTAGGCAAATGCATTGTTAGATTTTTCAGAATCAAAGTTTCCAATATACTGTATACAATTCTCAATTGCATCACAAATCATTTCATCCCTATAGGTATAGTTGATGAAGTTTGGTCTTGTAGATAGTCGAGTTGCAATCTTATAGATACACTCTCCTATGTACTCTGACATCTTTGGAGGTGTCTTCCCTTTTGACTCTGCTAGTTTTACTGCTGTAGAGTATTCTGAGACTGCTTCTGTGAACTCTTTGTTGTTGACATAATGCGCCTGTGATTTGGGGTCGTTTTTCTTAGTCATGTATGGATAATAAACTAAATTCCTTTTTACCACAAGGGGTTTTTAGGTATTTATTTAATTTATTTTTTTGGTAAAAACAGGTTTACAGAACTAAAATCGTATGATAAACTGAATATGTTCCGAGGGAGAAGCTATCCAATAAAGAGGCTTATTACACCAAACATGCCAAACATACTAGCAAAAACTACAAATTGTAGGATAGCTGCATAGATAATCTGTCTCATTGGATGTATGTTGACTAGTCTTTCAAAGAACTCATCATCTACAACAGGAGATAAGTTTGCTATTTGTAATGCCTTTTTTTCTAGATCACTCATGTTACACAATAGGTGCAATTGCATATGTGCATGTGATAAAAATTGAAACTAACAACATTATTTCCATACCTTCAATGACATCAGCTTGTGTGACTTGTTTTCTTTTTCTATTTAATTTTGAGACCAATTCAGTCATTTTCTAATTATAAACTCCATTTATGAATACATATAACGACATGTTATACACACGATATTTATAAAGAAAAAAGTCCTAATGAATCTTCTTTTTGTCTATAGGTAAAACAGCATCTTCAAAGTCACCGTAAGGATCATATTCTTCGAGCTCACGAAGAGATCGCATATCTTTGATCACTTTGCCTAAAACATTATCCATGTACTCTCTAGTTTCATCGAAGTCTCTCTGAGACATTAGAGGTATTGATTGTTGTTCGATCATATCCATCCATTGAGAAGATGCTTCATCATAAAAAGGAATGTATTGTGTATTCAAAGTGTTTCTATGTACAATATAATCATGAGGCAATTCAATGTTATAATCAGAAGTCATAGGTGCATAAGGGTAGAATGTAGCTAGTGTCTCTTTTGGTGAATTAGCAGTAAGTCTACAAACCATAGGCAATGTTATAACTATTTTTGCACCTGTGTCTCTTGTCATACCACATATTTCCATACCATTACGAAGTCTCAATACTTCGTATTTTTTTGGTAAAAGGTCTTTAGGGGTTGCCATTACTTGAGTTCAAATTGTTGTATCTCATAAGGAAAACTTTCCTCATTGTAAATATTTATCCTTTCTCTCAAGTGGTTCAATGTATAATTTTCATTTTGTAGATCATCTGCTATATCAAACAGTCTCATAGAATCTTTATCTTCTGATTTTCGAAGACCTCTACCTATCGATTGTAGATTTCGTATACGAGATTTAGATGGTGATGCAAAGACAATATTGTTTATTCTTTTGATGTTTACACCTGTAGAGAATGTTCCGTATGATGCTAGTATGACACTTTCTTTAGACTTCTCAACAATCTCTCTAACTTGTTCTCTACTTTCTGTATCAGTACCACCATAAACATAATGTAAATCTTTTATTCTGCCGTCTAACATAGGGTATAAAACTTCACCATGTTTCTCTACATACTGAAATAATACTAAGGTATTACCTTTCAGAGACGATACAAGATTGACTATGAATTGATTTCGTTTTTCATTAGAGACAAGATAGTCCATTTCCTCTTGATAACTCATCTTCGACTGTTTAGTATGACGAAGTATGATACATTGTATATCAATAGCAGCTATAGTTCCTTCTTCTATAAGTTTTGCAGAAGTGGTAACTCTCTTAACAGGACCAAATAAACCTTCAAGTTGTAATCTATGAACTTCTGTACCGTCAAGTGTACCTGTAGTACCAACTCTTACAGAAGTGTGTTTCATTTTCTCTAAGATGCCCTTTAGTGTTTGTGCTTTGAATAAATGTGCTTCGTCTCCAATGACCACATCAAATGATTGTATTACTTCTTTTGGTGCTTTACTGAATGATTGCCATGTAGTGATTGTTATAGGTGCATCAAAGACTTCTTGACCATGATATATCTTACAGACTGGTTCTTTATAACCATAATCTTGAAAGTCTTTTGTCATTTGTTCTACAAGTGAAGTAGTAGGAACTATTACTACTGACTTACAACAATTTGTAAATCTCATTTCACCCTCAAACCATCTAAGAATAAGATAGATGATCAGTGACTTACCACTTGCAGTTGGTGATAGTAGAAGTTGTCTGCCATATTGTGCCACGGATTTAAATGCTTCCAACTGATAATCTCTAGGTTGGAAAGGCAAGTCAAGTGACTTGACAAAATAGTCTATATCCTCATCTGAAAGTCTTGTTTTATCACCTAAAACTAAGTCTATTCCTTCTAATGTGAATCCTCTTTCTTTACAAAATTCATCTACATAAGGCAATAAACCTATGTAAATCTTTTTTGTTTTTAGAGAAAATAGTCTAACCTTACCATCCCAAAATTTATTGCGATAAGAAGGCATGAACTTTGCATTAGGCACTGTAAACGAAAAAAACTCATAGAGGTCTCTTGCAAGACCATCATCACATTTTACTTGAAGGAACACCTCATCTACAGGTGCAATTTGAATAGTATCAGACATAAGGATCGCCAATACACCATCCTACCAATGACTTTCTAACACCTCTGGTTACTGGTGTTACTTGATGATGTGTAAATGACGGAAAGAATAATATACTTCCTTTTTCCTTTAGTGAGAACGGTATTGTTCTAATTGAATCTTCTATGTTGATAGTTTTTTGATTTAATGTCATTCTGTCAAAAGCAGCTGCTGGTTCTATCCATTGAAATAGACCACCCTCATAATCATCTGGATCTGATAGTTGAAGTGTAAAACTAAGTTTTCGTATTTTACCATTACTATCTATCATATCATGACCATGATCTGTGTGCCATGTGTAGAAGTCACCTTTTGGTGAATCAGGTTTAGCTTCATATACTGTATACTGATATGCTTGATGGTCGTCTATAGTCCATCCCCACATTGTATCATCTAAACACTGAGTCATTAGATCAGCTATTTTACTCTCTAATTTATCAGGCAGTCTTTCTATCCATTTCACTTTTGAACTTCTGATAGAATGGTTTATGAGACTATCATCATCACCGTCTTCATCATCACTCACACCAGTCATTCCTGGTCTCCATTCTAATTGTTCTGCTATAGATTCTATTTCTTCTACTTCACTAAGTGATAAAGCTGATGGTATACCATACAAATATTCTCTAAGTATCATTAGGCACCTGACATGAATTTACGCCACTCGATTGTATTTTTGATTGTTTGGTGACGCCATGTTATATTTTGCATACACTCTTTTAGGAAATCTATAGTTATTTTTAGATACTCTACTTGAGCACTAGACCTTTGTAAGTCTTCATCAGCATTGAAAAAGTATTGCATATCATTCTTCATAACTTTTACACCATCAAAAGGATCGTCTTTCCATCCATACTTATTTATTGTGTCTTGATCTAACTTAGCATTGAACCATAACCACTTGTCTCTCAACAATATGTTATGTTTCATTTGACTGTTCTTCATTTTGATGATGTGATCAGTTAGAAGTTCTGAGTATTTTGCATGAAGTTTAGGCACTTCTAAAGAAGATTTATCAAGTTCGATATCATCTATCTCACAATCTTTCTTCCACATTAATTTTATTTCATCTAAGTTCATAACTATATTATATCACAAAAATGTGATTTTATGAAGTGGTTTTTATTTCGTAATAACTAAATCTAAAACCTACTGTACATACTACAGGTTCTTGTTCAGCACCTGATTGTAATTCTATGCTAGATACTGATAGAGGAAAACAATCATGGAATCTAATAAATCTGTTAGGGATATTTTTATTTGTATTTACAACCAATGTAATGTCTGAGTATTGATTTATGTCTTGTTCTATTTTACTAAGAAGGCCTAGATCAGTTTGTGATGTTTCTGTGTAGTTTTTGAAAGCTGTAGGGTCTGAAATAGGAACGATAGAATTTATCCAATCATATATTTCTTTGAAGTTTTCTAAGTCTTCATCTACTAAAAAACTTATATTCAGGACATCAAATATAACTTTATCACCAGGAAAATAGGCATCCAAACCAACACCAGCCGCTTGAATTGCTTCTGAGAAAGTCATGCCTGGAATATTGGCAGACTGTACATAATACTCTACTGTAGGTATTTTGTCAATCAGAA